TCCAGCAGGAAGCCTAAACAGATTATTGGTTGAGTTGGCAATTGCCACACAAATACCAATGAGTGAATGGGTTGATGCAGACGACATATTGACAGCGATAGAGATATTGGAGGCGAGGTATGGCAAGTGAAACCATTGCTTACAGTCGCAATGACATACGCGATATTCTCAAGGCTTTCAAAGTTATGGATGTTCAAGCGACTGAGGAAGCAAGAATTCAATCTGCTGCTCTGGCGACATACGCAGCTGAGGAAATTAAAACAGCAGCTAGAGGTCGAACAAAATCAGGCAAGGTTGCGCAAAGAGTTGCGGATGGCGTTAGCATTTCAAAGTCCAGCAAAATCGGTGAGTTCAAATATGGTTTCGCACGACAGAAGTTTTCAGGTGGGGCTAACACGCAAACCTTATGGGGTGGTGTTGAGTTTGGATCTAATAAGTTCAAACAGTTCCCTACATATTCAGGACGACAAGGCAGAGGTTCGCGTGGATGGTTTATCTATCCAACGCTTCGCAGAATTCAACCTGAATTGATTAACAAGTGGGAAGCTGCATACAATCGCATTTTGGATAAGTGGTCATAATGGCAAGAGATAGTAGAACCTTATCGCTCAAAATCCTTGCGGATATTGATGACTTAAAAAAGAAATTAGATCAAGCTGATAATGCCGTTGAAACTAACAGCCAAAAAATAGCGGCATTTGGAAAGAAGGCTGCTGCTGCATTTGCAGTTGCTGGTGCTGCTGCCGTTGCCTATGGCACTAAATTAGCCGTTGATGGGGTCAAGGCTGCAATAGAAGATGAGCAAGCACAACTTAGGTTAGCCAATGCATTACGGGCTGCCACAGGGGCAACAGAAGGTCAAATTAAGGCAACAGAAGATTTTATTCTTAAAACATCGCTTGCATCAGGCGTTGCTGATGATCAACTTAGACCAGCCATGCAAAGACTTGCAGTCAGCACAAAAGATACAGGTGAGGCACAAAGATTATTAGGACTTGCGTTAGATATCTCAAAAGGCAAAGGAATTGAATTAGAAACAGTCGCAAACGCTTTGGGTCGTGCTCAGGATGGGAATACAACAGCTCTTGGTAGATTAGGACTTGGATTATCTAAAGCCGAACTTTCAACATTATCTTTTACCGAAGTTCAGGCTAAATTATCAGAACTTTATGGTGGCGCAGCAGCTGCAAACGCAGAAACCTTTCAAGGCAAAATTGATCGCTTAAAGGTTGGATTTGATGAGGCGAAGGAAAGTTTAGGAACAGCATTACTGCCATTTGTAGAAAAGTTTATTACATTTTTAAGCGAAAAAGGTATTCCAACGCTTAATGGATTTATTGCAGGATTAACAGGTGATGCAGGATTAAGTGCAGCATTAACAGAAACTCAAAGAGGTGCTGAAAGTTTTGGCAAAACCATTGCAGCTATCTCAGGCATCATTTCAGGATTTATTACATTCCTAAGAGAAGCAATTGGCTTAGTTGTATCACTTGCCAATGAATTGATCAGAGCAGTTAATATCATTCCCGGAGTTAATCTTAAAGCATTACCTAACCCAGCACCATCATCTAAGTTGCCAGCAGTTCCAACAAGACCTAATGGCGGTTATACAACAGGCGGTGGAGTTACAAACATAACTGTAAATGCTATTGATGGCGAAGGTGCTGCAAGAGCTGTGGCAAGTGTGCTTAATCAAAGCGCAGCAAGATCACAAGGATTGTTAGTCGGAACAACAGTGGGTAGATAATGACTGCTTGGTCACCCGATTGGAAACTTACAGTTGCAGGTGTTGATTACACCGACATAGCCATAAGCGATATTCAGCATCAGGCTGGTCGAACAGATATTTATCAGCAACCTAATCCTTCTTATTTGCAAATTACCTTTGTTGCATTAAATGCTCAAACATTGCCATTTGACATTAACGACAGTCTAAGTCTGCAAGTCAAGAACACAGCAGGAACTTATGTAAATGTATTTGGTGGAGATATTACAGATTTAACTGTAAGTGTTGGTGCTACTGGGTCAATTGCAACCGTTATTCAATACACAGTCCTTGCAATGGGATCACTTGTCAAGTTAGCAAAAGAATTATATTCAGGCACAATCTCACAAGATGAAGATGGCAACCAAATCTATGATCTATTGTCCAGCGTATTGCTTGGCTCTTGGAATGATGTTCCAGCAGCTACAACTTGGGCAGGTTATGATGCAACTACAACATGGGCTAATGCTGAAAATCTAGGACTTGGTGAGATAGATCAGCCGGGCTTATATACAATGGAAAACAGAGCAGCCGATGTAGATACAATTTTCAACATTGCTCAACTAATAGCAAACTCAGCATTTGGATATTTATATGAGGACAATGAAGGAAACATCGGATATGCCGATGCAGACCACAGACAAACTTATCTCTTAGCCAATGGTTATGTTGATCTTGATGCTCGTCATGCTTTAGGTCAAGGACTTAGCACAATCACTCGATCAGGTGATATTAGAAATGATATTTACATAAACTATGGCAACAACTTTGGATCCCAAGAAACTGCAACCTCAGCAGAATCAATTGCAACTTATGGTTACAAAGCCGAAAGCCTAAACACAGTGCTTCACTCAGCTGTAGATGCTCAAGCTGTGGCAGATCGCTATATTGCCCAACGAGCATTTCCACAACTAGCATTCCAAAGCATTACCTTTCCAATCACAAATCCAGATATTGATAATAGTGATCGGGATAATCTGCTAGGCGTATTCATGGGACAACCTTTAAACATCCAAAACCTACCCGCTCAAATCTCAAACGGTGTGTTTGAGGGATATGTTGAAGGCTGGTCATGGAGCACTAGGTTCAATGAATTATTCCTGACAATTAACTTGTCGCCGGTGGCTTATAGCCAATTTGCGATGAGATGGAATACCGTTCCAATAACCGAAACATGGCAAACAATAGACCCAACATTGACATGGGAATACGCTACAATCGTATCCTGAGAATAGGACAAAATGGCAACCACTACTAATTACAGCTGGAGCACTCCAGATGATACCGCGCTAGTTAAAGATGGCGCAGCAGCAATCCGATCACTTGGAACTGCTATTGACACAACAGTATTTAACAATGCTGGAGCAGCAATTGCGAAAACTATTGTTGATGCTAAAGGCGACATCATTGCAGCAACCGCAGCTGACACAGTTGCAAGATTAGCCGTCGGTGCAAATGCTTCAGTGCTTACTGCGGATAGCAGCACTGCTACAGGATTAAAATGGGCTACACCTGCTGGTGGCGGTAAAGTATTACAAGTAGTTCAAGGAACTTATGCCACAGAAACAACAGTTGCTTCTACAACTATGACTGATACTGGTTTAACTGCATCAATTACACCAACATTAGATACAAGTAAAGTTTTAGTATTAGTTACACAGTCAACTGCTGCACTAAGAGATAACAATTCAAATGGTATGTCTTTAAGATTACTACGTGGTGCAACATCAATTTATGAACCAGTTGCAGGTGGGTATGAACCATATATGACCAACATTTCGTTATTTACTACTCAATCAAGTCTTTATTCAGCAGTGTTACAAACTATGAGTTATTTAGACAGTCCAGCAACGACGTCGTCAACAACCTATAAAACTCAACAAAAAGCTGCTGATACTAGCAATAGCGGTACTTCAAAAACTAATTTAGGCGGCGGAACTTCAACAATTATTTTATTAGAAATAGGTGCGTAATGAATGATTATTTAACACAAGCAATTAGATTATTAAAGCCTAATTCAGAGTTTTCATATTCTGATGGTGATTATTCAACTATTAAATGGATTGTATTAGATGGTAAAGCCCCCACACAAAAACAAATTGATGATGCAATTGAGCAAGTAAAGGCTGATGAAATAGCCAAAGCCGAAGCAAAAGCAAATCAACGCCAAGCAATTCTTGATCGCATTGGTTTAACTTCTGATGAACTTCAAACGATACTTGGCTAATGAAGGCTTGGTTATCTAAAGCTGCTGTTCAGTTAAGAGAGCAAACTGATGACTGCTTCCCTGATCGCAAGCGTGCCAGCGATGGGTGGATTGGTGATGCTCGCCATTCAGCCAGAGTCAGTCAGCATAACCCGAATGAACAGGGTGAAGTATGCGCCATCGATATTGACGCTCGCCTTTCTGACCAAGAAGGAATTAGTTTCGATTTGGCAGATCAGATTCGACTCGCAGCAAAAAAAGATAAGCGTATTCTGTATGTAATCCATGCTGGCAAAATTGCAAGTGCTAAGTCATTATGGAAATTCATCAAATATCGTGGCATCAATCCACACCACAAACATATTCATATTTCATTCAAAGAAAATCAAACAGGCGAGTTCTTTAACATCCCACTACTAGGAGGCAAATAATGAAACTATCTAAGAAACACAAAGCAGCAATTAAGTCATATCTGAGAGCTGTTGCAGCTAGTGGTATTACAGTCGTATTGGCAATCGTTGCTGATATTCGACCAGAGTTTGCAATCCTTGCCGGTGCTTTAATTGCACCTATTGCTAAAGCAATTGATCCAAGTTCAGCCAAAGAAGCTGATTATGGACTTAATGCGAAATGACAGCAAACGAATGGGTTGGTATAGCCGTTGGCGTATGCGCCATCTCAACAAGTTTATTAGTGGGTCTGCGCTGGGTTATTAAATCCTACTTGCAAGAACTCAAGCCTAATGGTGGCTCAAGCATGAAGGATCAATTAAGCAGATTAGAACAGCGTGTTGATGATCTGTATTCTTTAATAGTTAAGCGATAATTTATTTTATGGCGAACACACGAAAACCTATCAAACGCAAAAAGATCAATCGTCGCGTAGTTCGCCAAACTCCTGATCCAACAAAGATTGATGCGCATTA